CAGCTTTCATAAAAAATGATGCATCATTAATTGCAGTTGCAGCAAGACCGGTATCTAAAATTGCATTTGTTGGAAAAGATACACTTGCATAAAATAGAGAAGGTCTTGCACCTCCTCCAACTAATTTATTTCTTAAAGCGGTAACATTTATTCCCATAAGAACTCCTTATGTCTTTGTTTATATGATTAAATTCCTAAATCTGCAAAATCTACAGTTTGACCAACTGCGGTGAAATTCAATTGAATAAAGTTGATTACATAATTAGGTCTTACATATATGTCCGCAATAAATCTGTTTTGTTCTATAACATTCGCAGTGTTGTTTGTTTCATCACAGATTACTCTAAATTCACTTGCACCTTGCTGAAGAACAACGGTCTCAAGATACTGCTCACACAATCTCTTGAAGTCTGCTCTTGTAGCCGGTGTGTTGAATTCAAACAATTTTCTTCTTGCTTGAACTACAACAAAATCTTTCATAGTAATGAACAATCTTCTTACATTAATTCTATCGAAAGCACTTGCAATTTTTTGGAGTGTTTTATCTCCAAAGAGCAATGTACCTTCTCCTCTTATTGTAATAACAGGATTGATTTGATTTGTGTAAAGAATGTCACGATTTTCTTGTGATGGGTTGAATGCTAACTTTACAACGTTGCGAATTTGACCTCTCGTATATCCAGCTGGCGAGAACCAAGGATGAAAATTAATATCAGTCTGTGCCATTAAACCCGCAATGTCTCCAGAAAGAGGCAACCACCTGTATGTATCATTGTAACTATCATATTGGTATTTAAAGTTTCCATCCATGAAAGCATATGAGCTATTGTATACACCTTCTCTCCAAGAAACAAATCTATCTGTAATATCATCAGGGTTAGAATAACCACTTACAATTTGACCATAGTCACCAGAGACACATACTACACAATCTTGTCTTGCTTCGGCAACTTTAATCATTTGTGAAATAGCAAGTCGATAATCCAAAGGTGTTCCACCTGCTTGATATGTCCAACCTGATATCAAGAAATCTACATCTACATCTTCTTTTGAATTAAATTCTTGAATTGCTAAAGTCAAATCATCATCTTGTATAGGATTTCCTCCAGTTCCATTTGTAAATCTAGAAGCAAGATAATCTGTGACACCGGCAGAAATTGTTTTATGATAAGTATCGAATACAGTACCTTCTGTTTTACTTCCCCAATTGTTAGTCACAGAAGCAACGTCAAGAGGATGTGCTGCCCATTTAACCCAATCAGAACTATTATTCACTCTGTTTACATAATAGGTTGCACCACCAAAATCATCTTTACCATCTTTTGCTGCAGATAAGAAAGCAAAACTTTCAATAACTCCATTTATATTACCAGTAATTAAACCACCAGCATCTATAACTACAATATGTAATTGGTCATTATAGGAGCCAGTTAAATTTTTGTTTACAGCTTTAGCATCATTTGAAGTGGCAGGTGGTCCTGTGAATATGCTTGCATATGTCCACTCTCTTGACCAAGAAACTGGTGCAGAGACTAATGCTTTACCTACAATTGGTTGTTGAATTCTTATTTCAGTATCACTTATTACAGCGGCTACTGATAGCTTTTGTCCCAATATGGTTAGTATATCACCTGCAGCTACTTGTTTTGTAAATGCAGTGTTTACTCCATAAATTTTATCTGAATTATTATCATAGTACACAGAACCCATCAAATTATTTGGTGAATTTCTTACTGCACCATGAGAATGTTCTTTGTATTTACTTCTTTCTCTTACTGTCAATGCTGTTAATGTATCACCCGTGTCTACCAATCGAACAGCAGCAGGAGGTGTTCCAGTTGCTCCAACATTAACATATGCTTCTACTGTACCATCTCCATTATCGTTATGGATTAGCATGTTGTATGTATCAGTTCCATAAGTAAATGATACAACTTTTTCTTGATTTATTACATCTTGTCCAGTGTCTTGAAAATATCCTGTTCCACCAGAGAATGATGTAATATATGTATTGCTACCCATTGAGTAAGTAGAAAATTTCACTGTATATTTGTTGTCTGCTACATGGTCAAATTCAACCATGTTTACAGTATTTGCTGGTATAAGGTCTGTTCTTGCATTCATAGCTTCAGACGGTGCTACAGCACTACACAAATCAACAGTGATTGAGTTTCCTAAATCTCCAGGATATCTTGCTATCCATGATCCATAAAGTATATCAGAACCAAATTTGACACCTGTTGCTGAAGAGTCTTTCAAACCACCCTCTTCGACAATAAGACTGTTCATATATTCATCATCATTTGTGATTAATACACTACTTCCACTAGATGTTGCATTTTTTGCTGTGTCGCCATCAACTACACGAATAATATTGATTGTTTCTCCATACTGTAAAAAATTATAAGCATTAAACCATTCTACATAATTATCATTTTTGGGTTTGCCAAATTCAGTTATCATATCAGTTTCACTTGTAATAAGTGTAGGAATCATTGCCGGACCCCAGTCAAATCTACCAACCACACCACCTATACTTGTCAAATTAAAGGCGGGAGTTCGCACAGATTGATCGTTTTCTTTTATAACGATTCCAGGAGATAACGTAAAATCTGCCATATCGTATCCTTTATAATGCTTGGATTAATTAGATAAAATTACGTCAAAAAATAAATTATATTTAATTATTTTTATTATTTGAAAATATTTATCATTTTCAAGTTTTCAAGCACTAACTAAACAACCATTGATTTTCTTTAATCATTTCAGTTTGTTCGGAAAAATCTTCCTCCTCTTCCGCTTGTGGAATATATTCTTCTACACCATCATCCAGAAATCCAAAAGGTAAATAATTTTCTTCATTTTCTTTTTCTTCCATATATTCCATTAAATTTTGTCTGATATTACTATCAAATAATTCTTTAAAATATTGCTCATCGGACATCCAAGAAAATAAAACTAGTGTCATTACACAATCATCATGTTTACCATTTTCAGCTTTATATGAACCAGACCTCGCATCAACTGAAAATGTTAAAAACTCACCAACTGTATCGGCATCCGTAACTAATAATTGTTCTCTCTCAATTAACATTTTTAAATTTGAACAACCTATTCTTTTTATTCTTGGTGTAGTGGTTACACCATATTTTGCGTTCTTATGAAATCCACTAGACAATGTAGTTTTCATTTCTCGCTTGACGGTTGTAAATAAATTCTCATATTCTAAATCTTGTAATAAAACATCTGTTACCTGAGAACCAATATTATTCTCTTCTACTAGAACATAGGCCTTATTATATTGTAATGCTGCATTGTGAATTACCCTGGCATATATGATCGGTTGAATTGTATTGTCTCTGAATACTGCAACTACACGATATGGTTTAACTGATACATCTATTACAGAGAACACAGAAAAGTCTTGCTCTCTACCTTTTGAAACATCCGCCACAATTACATAATTATGGTCTTCCTCTACTTCTCTATAGATTTTTAAATTCTCAATCTGTATCTTTGGTCTTTCAATTGCCATATCTTTTAATTTGGTAGATGAAATTAAAGTTGCCGTACTACCTAAGAATTGACAACAATGTTCTACAAGAAATTTCTCTTCTCCAAATTGAGCAACAGTTTTCTTTTTCCATTCATCGTCTCTGTCTGGTCTTTGATACCACATCACTTTATATGGAATAAAATCATTTACACCTGCTTCTGCTTCTGTCCAAAATTTATAGAAGTGATTCAATCCTTTTGGTGTGGATGTCATCACAACTTTAGAAGATGTACCAGATGATATGGTAGGATAGGTAGCTGACCAAAAGATATCAAAGTTGTCAACGAAAGCGCACTCATCCACATAGAGCAAGTTGATTGTTTCACCACGTATACTATCCCCTGTGGATGCCGAAACCATCACTGTACACCCATTTTCAAGTTCTATTGAGTTGACATTCCATGATAATATTCCTTGCTGCATCCATAGCGGTATGTGTTCATATGCTTGTTTAATCAGTCGTAAACTCTTTCTGGCAGTCTTTGTATAGTTGGCGAGAATCGCAACGTTCTTTGAACTATTGAAAAGAATATAATGAAGAATATATCCACATACAGTAGTTGTCTTAGAAATCTGTCTTGCTGATAAAACAATTGTATTTCTATTTTGGTGAACAAGATTTATTATATCTTCCTGATAATCCCATAATTTAATAATTTGTTTACCTTTATCAATGGTCACAA